CCGATGGAAAGCTGTATATAGATACGTATACCATGGAGGTTTTGGAAGATGGGCAAAGTTAAATTCGGACTTTCAAATGTGCATTATGCGATTGTCACCGAGACCACGGACGAAAGCACCGGTGAAGTGACAAGCACCTATGGCACGGTGAAGCCATGGAAAGGTGCGGTAAGCATCAATCTCGATCCGCAGGGCGATAACGAGCCGTTTCACGCAGATAACGGCGTATATTACACCACAGACACCAACAACGGCTATGCCGGAGACTTCGAAAGCGCGGAAGTGCCCGAGGATGTCGAGACAAGCGTATACGGACAGACGAAGGACGCAACGAGCGGGATGATCGTTGAAAAGGCGAGTGATGTCAAGAAGTACATCGCTCTGCTCTTTGAGTTTGACGGCGATCCGAGCAAGAGGCGTTTCTGCTTCTACCGCTGTCGCTTGCAGAGACATAGCATCGCATCGCAGACCACGAGCGATACCACAACGGTCGGCACGGACACGGTCAACATCACCGTGACTCCGCGACCGGATGATGAGGTGGTCAAGTCGTTTGCTGATCAGGGCGCGACGGCATACGCCAACTGGTATAATGCCGTTCCGGCGATTGCGTAATGAGAACTAAACGGGAGAGTCAACACGCTCTCCCGCTTTTTTGAAAGGAAGGGGATACAAAATGACAGATTTGACAGTAATCAGAGCAGATGGAACGGAAGAGACAATCAAGATCCACTCAACCGCCGCCACAGGAATGATCTATCAGCGGCTCTTTGGTCGCAACTTCCAAAAAGACGTTGATGCGATTCAGGGAGACAATTCTGAGGGCGATGTATCGGCGGTTCAGGAGGCTTTCCCGAGGGTGTTCTACATCTGGAACTTACTCGCTAACTTCGGCACATCGCTCACGTTGGCGCAGATCCTCGGAAAGACGGAAGAGGACTATCTGGAGTGGCTCATGAACTACTCCCTCAATGCGTTCACGTCTCCAAAAGCAGTGAGTGCCTTTGCCGACGAATATGCAAGAGGTCTTAAAACCAACACCGAATCAAAAAACTGACAAGGCCGACCACTCGCGAGACCACGGTCGGCTTGCTGATGTACAGAGCGAAAGAGATCGGGCTATCGTTGGAAGAGTTCTTCCTTCTGACCGAGGGAGAAATCGTTGATATGCTCGTCGAACGCTCAAACGACAACTACGACTATCCGCTCAAACCTACACAGGCGGACTTTGACAGATTCACGAGGTAAGAGAAAACATGGCATCCGGAACGATAAAAGGAATCACAATCGAGATAGAGGGTAAGACTTCCGGGCTGGTGAAATCCCTTGGAGACGTCAACAAAAACCTTGCGCTCACACAGAAGAGCCTCACCACAGTCAACAAGGCTCTCAAAATGGATCCGGGGAACGTCGATGCGCTTGCAAAGAAGCAGAGCATCCTCGCTACGGCGATTGAGCAGACAAGGGAGAAGCTGGAACTCGAGAAGAAAGCCGCAGAGGACGCGGCGAAGGCTCTGGAAGAGGGCACGATAACCAAGGGACAATACGATGCGCTCCAAGCGGAGGTTGCTAAAACTTCCGCAGAAATGGGCAAGCTGGAAAAGGAAGCGCTTGAGACTGACAAGGCACTCGATAAGACCGCAGAGACCGGGCGATTTGACAAGCTCAAAAGTGCGCTCGGTAGTGTCGGAAAGGGTCTGAAGGTCGCCGCGCAAGCCACCACGGCAGTTATTGCCGGAGCTTCAGCTGTCGGAGCCGGGATAACAAAAATTGCTTCCAGTAGCGCAGAGTATGCGGACGAGGTCGATAAGATGTCCGCTAAAATCGGCATCTCCAAAAAAGCCTATCAGGAGTGGTCTTATGTTATGGGGCAAAACGGCATGGATGTCAATGCGCTCCAAACTGGCATGAAGACGCTCAACACGCAGATTTTGAAGACGCAAGAAGCCACGGATAAATCAAAGACTGCGCTCGGCAAGTTAGGCGTTGCAGTGACGGACAGCTCCGGAAAGCTCCGTTCGCAGGAGGATATCCTCTTCGACACGATTTCAGCACTTGCCAACATGGAAGAGGGAGCAGACCGTGCAAAGCTTGCTCAACAGTTGCTCGGAAAGAGCGGTTCAGAGCTTGCTCCGATGCTTAATCAGGGCGGCGGGGCGATAAAGGAATTGACGCAGAGAGCGCATGATCTCGGGCTTGTGATGAGCGATGAGGCGGTGGATGCCGGGGTTAAGCTGGGCGATACGATGGACGATGTAAAGAAATCCATGGGCGCGCTCAAAAACCAGCTTGGATCCTCGCTGACTCCGGTTGTGCAGAAGTTTTCTGATCAGCTTCTCAAATTCATGCCACGCTTCCAGAGTATGTTCGACAAGATGGCACCGGCTCTGGAGGGCTTTATGGACGCGATGCTCCCTGTCCTGATGGACCTTGGCGAGCAAGTGCTCCCGCCGCTTATGGATCTACTCACGGGACTACTCACACCGCTCATGGATATCGTCAAGGCGGTGCTCCCGGTGATATGCGATCTGTTGGCGGTGCTGATCCCGCCGCTCGTTGACCTCGTCAACTCAATACTCCCGATCCTTGTTGACCTTGTCAATGCACTAAAACCGATACTCGATGCGGTGGTGCAGATCCTCAAGCCTGTGCTCGATTTGGTGGTCAGCCTCATCAAGCCGCTCCTCCAGCTCATTCAAGAGATACTCCAGCCATTGACGGATCTTTTCAAGGGTGTTGGAGATACGCTGGAGACGGTTCTCGGCCCGGCTATCGAGTTAATTGGCGGATTACTCAACACTCTGCTCGGCCCGGCTTTTGAAGCTATTGGCGCGATTGTAAGTGGAGTATGCGATGTTGTATTCGGATCGTGGGAGGCGCTCGGCGATAAGCTGAGAGGACTCTGGGAAGGACTCAGGGATTTTGCTGCCGGGATCTGGCAAGAGATCTCCAAGATGGCGGATGCCGCTGTTGAGAAGATTCTCGGCGCGATTGACGATGCGGAAACGGCAGCGGCTAAAGGTCGCGCGGCTGGATATGCTTCCGCCGGAATATCACAGGCAGAGGCGGAGAGCAAGGTAGCAGAGTACAACCGGAAGAGACAGGCAAGGGAAAGTACCAAGGTGTCCACGGCTTCCAACGGTGGGAATACAAATGTCTACGTCAACGGCGTGCGCGTGTCCACAGTCAACAATTCCACCGGCACAGCAAGCGCCAAGAGATCAGGGGGGAGATAAATGCTGAAAAATCAATTTCCAATAGTGTTTAATGAGACAACCATTCCCTTCTATCCGGCAACCTATGACCGAGACGATGCGAAGGTCTCCATCGTGAATCAGACCGAGGATGGTCATGATGACGTGGAGCTGGTGAGGGCGGAGAAGACAACGCTGGATTTTACATTCAACTGTAATGACCATTGGGCTGGTGTGTTTGACACCTTCCGGCGGCAGGCATCCATCCAGGTCAAGATATATGACAACGGCACCAAGACATACCAGACCAAGACAATGCGGATCGAGGGATACAGTAAAAGCCTTGTGCAATACAGTGAAAACAGCACGGAGAGCATGGGATTGTATACAGTTAGCTTCACGTTGGAGGAGTTCTGATGTTCCCGGTCAGTGCGGCCTATATGGCTGCGATCGGGAAACCGATCAAGACCAGACGGATCGCGGGGACGGTGGGGGATATCGCTTTTAACGATTCCAACCTTGTCTCCGGAACACTTAAAATTGACAACCGCTGCTCCGATGGGACAGAACTGACACTCGGGGCGGTATACATAGGGCAGTTGACTTGCGTGTTCCACGGCATCAACCTCACGGGTGAATGGATGGGAAAGACCATCACGCTGTCAGAGGAATTGCTCGTTGGAGAGGACACATGGGAAGCGGTTCCGCTCGGTGTGTACCATGTTGTTGAGGCACAGCACCAGGAGACGGGGGTGTATGTGGTCGCATACGATGTGATGGACTACCTCGACAAGCCATGGGCCGTAAGCAGCACGACCGGCACGCCCTACGATTATCTCGCGCTGATCAGTGAGCGCTGTGATGTGGAGTTGGCACAGACAGAGGAAGAGATCCGGGAACTTCCGAACGGCACTTTCGGATTCGCGCTGTATGAGGAAAACGACATACAGACATATCGCGACCTGCTCTTTTGGGTGGCTCAAACAATGGCTTGCTTCGCTACGGCTACAAGGGACGGAAAGATAGAGCTCAGACAGTATGGCGGCTTGCCGGTCGATCAGATTGGCAGCGGCACACGGTGGGAGGGTTCGTCCTTTTCGGACTACGTGACGAGATATAGCGGCGTGTCTGTGGTTAATATCGACGACCAAAGCACAATATATAGGGGGCTGGAAGTCGATACGATGCTGACCTACAACCTCGGGGCGAATCCGTTACTCCAGCACATGATCCTCGACACGGCACTCGGGAACATCCTGCAAGCGCTGGAGGCGATAGCCTTCACGCCGTTTAATGTGGATCGCTCCGGCTGTCCGGCGTATGACCTTGGCGACATCCTCACATTCCCGGACGGGATCGGCGGAGGGCGTACTGGGTGCATAATGGCATATGAGTACGATTATCACGACGTCTACATGATAGACGGCTACGGGGCTAATCCGGCACTGTACGGCGCTCAATCCAAGGCAGACAAGGAACTCGCCGGATTGATGAGTAAGAGCGTGGTGAACACGTTTCAATACTACACATACACCAACGCCGAAGAGATAGAGCTCCGGGAGGACTACAAGGAGATCCTGTCGCTCCGGTTTGGGAGCACGAAGCAGACGCTTGTCACGTTTCAGGCGGAGATCAAGCTGGAGAACGAGATCGAGGATGCCGACGTTGAGACGATCGTCAACAACATCAAGTATATCTTTAACGGCTCAGAAGCTGACTACCACCCCGTTGAGACGTGGATCGAGGGAAAGCACTTGCTCCATCTGCTCTACCTCATCCCGATCGGAAGTGCGGCGCTGAACACGCTGAAAGTACGGATGAACTCCGAGGGCGGTGTGACCTACATCGGACGCGCGGACCTTAATGCGGTAATCAGCGGACAGGGGCTTGTGGCAAGCAATACCTGGGATGGCTACATCGACGCAGAGGACACCATCGGCACGATCCTACCGTTCGCAACCGAACCTCTGGAAGTGGCAGAGACCACCGACACGCCCACCGTTGCGCTTGCAGACGTGTTGCTGCTGGAAGTATCGGACAGCATGGAGGATGGAGATTTGTCGAACGAACCGATTGCGGAAGATGTCAAAGACGCACCGTATCTCAACAAGGGTCGCATGAAAGATATGACATGGGGCTATATCAAAGAGCACTACACATGGGCAGAAGTATTGGAGCTGTTCAACTGGTAAGGAGGGTATATGTACACACCGACACAAAATTATGGTCTGGCTATGCCGTCTTATGGCGACGAGGCAGACATTGGAGTTATCAACGATATGGTGACGAGCAAGGTGGACGAGCTTTTGTTTCAAAATCGTGCTATCTCTGCGCCGCCGTTTGAAACTACTGAAGCATACACCGCAGGGGAAATGTGCGTCTACGAGAACGTATTGTATAAGTTTACGGCAGATAAGGACGCAGGCAACTGGGACAGCACGAAAGTCACCGCGACGAATCTGGCGGATGAGGTAACGGATGCCGCGCAGAGTGGAGGGACAGAGGTTGAAGCAAACCCCGTTGAAGCTGCCACAGCAGACCTGCACAAACTGAAAGTGGAGAATACCGTCTACGGTATCCCCGATCCGACCGTCACCAAAACCGCCACAGGCAACCCCATCGAAATCACCGACGGAGCATCCGCACCGCTTGTGAAGTGCGTGACAGCTATTACAGGCTATCAGAGCGGCACGGGGACACCCTCACCCGATAATATTCGCCCCATCACGGCATATACGGAGGGGGAGATTGAGGTGAGGGGGAAGAACCTCTATAATCCTGCAACACAGACAACTTCAGCGAGTGCATTAACAAACGAAATGACAGTTGAGCCGAATACAGATTATGTATTTTCGGTTGATGTAATTCAGAGCGGATTATATGTAAAAGGATATGACAATGGAAACTGGGTAAGCATTGTTTCTGTTTATGGTGTAAACAAAACTGCTTTCAATAGTGGAGTGTATACAAAAATACAAGTTTCAACATATTCATCCAGTTATAGTTTGCCTACACAATTACAAGTGGAAAAGGGAACAACGGTTACTGCCTACGAGCCTTATGTCGGCACCACCCACACCACCACCTTCTCACAATCCATATATCAAGGAAATGCTGATTTCGTGGAGGGTGTGCTTACAAAAGACTGGGTAATGTACGAACCGTCGGAAGTATTGAATGTGAGAACGGAAGGTGGAGTTGTATACTGGATAGTTACGGCAAGCCTTACAGGTTATAACAGTGCTGCTTATATTATTTCAAGTCATTTCAAGGCAGAAGTGGCTCTTACTCCGGGGAATTGTTATATCACCCTAAATGGAACACAGTTAATCATAGTTCCACCGGATCAGACATTGAACACTATTGCTCTTGCTAATGAATGGATAACGAATAACAAGCCGCAATTTGCATACAAGTTAAGACCGGCAGCCACTACGGTTACGGAGGATATCACCCCCACCAACCTCCCCATCAAATCTCTCTCCGGCTACAACCACATAGAGAGCAGTACGGGAGAGATGGAGGTGGAGTATATCACACAGGGGTATCAGCCACTCGTTGACCTGATTCAAAGCAGTCAGCACGTCTACGCAACTACTGAGCAAGTAGTGGGCAAGTGGGTGGATGGAAAGGACGTGTACGAAAAAACCTACACTTTCAGCTCTCTGCCATCTGTCGGTGACTGGACGGCTTTTGATGAAGATTGCGGAATCGACACGCTTGTGGACTACTCACTCATGTACACACGCCAAAACGGGCAAGTGGACAACAACACCGATATGCTCCGTGTGGCATACAACCCGCCGAACGCCTTGGGCGATCTCTGC